TCATTCAAATGAACTTCAACCATATCGGTAGGAGCCCATTCAATAACATTTTGTGAATTGTCATACATAGCAATAGTTTATTTATACCATTACTTGCGTCCGCCGCGATCACGACTAGCACGAATAGCTGATAGTGCAGATTCGGACAAAAGCGGTAAAGCTTCACGCGCTTTCTCTGCACTATAACAATAATGATCCATCAGCATCTGCACATCCGCACCATCATCCATCTTTTTACTCCATTTGCTAAAACGTTTCTTAGCGCGAACTGTATTCTTTAGAAAGTCATATTGCATCTTGACTGGCAATGATGAGTGTCGATTCATTTCATTAGCGAGCAGAACAGTATCATTAAAGTATGAGAGTCCACGATTTACCATGAAAGGTAAGTATGCACGATCCGCGCTAGACGGGTCTGCCGCACCTTCACTATTATCAGCTCTACACGTGTCCAGTAAACTTTTGCCATTTGAGCCTTCGTTAATACTATTGAGAAAATCAAAAAATGATAATTTCTTAGGAGCTGCGGGTGCGGCAGTTTCTTTTTTCTTGGCTGCCATATTACTTGATCCATTCGACGTTGCTCATCAGTTCAGTCATGCAGGCAACCATGTTAAGTTCTCTGTCGCTTACAAATGCAGCCTTGTAACTATAGTCTGCAAGAATAAGTACAGCACTTGGAATGCTGTTGGGTGATGCAGTATCATACAAGCTGTCATAAATCTTGCGGAACACAACGCTGCTATCAAGACTGCTATTATTCACAACCCAGCTGCGCATGCTTTTAAAATCCTTAGTGCGCAGGTGTGTTGTAAGTTCAGCGATGTTTTGATCGCTCATTCCTACAAGGATAGCCGTGGGAATCTCGCCGCCTGTACTATACCGCTGACACTCATTTAGCACTCGACGCCAGTCGGGAGCATAACGAATAATCAATTCAGCAATGGTTTTATCTTGAAAAGCAACACCTTCGGCTTTGAGAATAGCACTAAGCCGCTTCATGAAGTCACCAGCCAGACTGGCAAGTTGCTTCTTTGTGGTATTAAATTCAACCACACTGCATCGACTATGAAGCGGCTCAATGATTCTGTTTTTAAAATTACACGTAAGAATAAATCGGCAATTGTTACTAAACTCCTCGATGAATCCACGAAGTGCAGGCATTGTACTTGTTGGATTAAGATAGTCAGCCTCATCGAGAATCACTACTTTATATCCACCAGTCAATGATACTGTACTTGCAAACTGTTTGATTTTATTGCGCAGCACATCAATGCCACTTTCCTCACTGCCGTTGATCATGATGTAGTCAAGATCGAGCATGTTGCACAATGCTTTGGCAACAGTAGTCTTACCCAAGCCAGCAGTGCCAGCAAGAAGCAGGTTGGGCAGCTGTCCTCCCTTCACAATATCATTAAAGGTTTTCTTTAATTCAGCTGGAAGGATACATTCATCAATGTTTTGTGGGCGATATTTTTCGACCCATAAGAATTCAGAGTTGTTCATAATATAGTTTAGTTCTTGTGTGTATTTTGGTTGCAACAGTATTTTATACTACTGTGATTGCTTTGTAAAGGTTTTTAATATCGCTAGTCTCATTTTCAAAATCAGCAACATTCTTCTTATGGTATAGTCGCGCAACTTTACGAATTAGCGGTTTACCAATATCAAATGCTTCGGCAGCTGCACCGATGATTTCTTTAATCTGATCACGACTATCATCCATCTTGGACAATTCGATACCAATCTCTTTAATGACATTAAGCATGTCAAGCTTTTGTTGTTCGTCTTCAATGTCAATCATATTTTGGTGTGTGTGTTATGGTTTTTGCTGTAAATAATAGTACGGTGTGTTGTCAATAGCTGGTGTGACAGCGGCTGGCGCTTGTGGAGTATCAGTAAAATACCCATACACACAAAAGCTAACCACTGCCCAAAAAGCAAGTGAATATAGAACAGTCATGACGGGACTGCTGGCGCGGCGTTTGGTTTGTGCAACCATTGTCCACTGACCTCCTTTAGACGATGGATTCATATATTGCATCCAAAGAATAATTCGGCCGGGCAGTGTGAACAACTCAAAAAGGCAGCCGCCCTTTGCAGTCCCGTCAAGTCTGTCTTTATTCATATTAGTCTTTGTTAGCGGCTGCAGCACCAAAATCAAAGTTCAATTGATTTTCTGGAATCTCTGCAACAGCACCAGTATTGGTAGTTTCTGCGGCATTGGTTTCTTCAGGAGCAGACTCAGGCTCAGGAAGCAATGCTCTAAGCTTTTCAAATAGACCGCCAACGACGGTAAATTCGCTTGCTTCAAATGCACCACGGCGTGATACTGCACCAATGATATTGACAATAAGAGCAATATCTTCAAGTGTAATTTGCTGTGGGGCGACTTCGGTTTGTGTTTCGGTTTGTGTACTCATAGGTTGTGTTTGTTATGGGAGGTTTATGCGTTGTAGCTGCTTGTCTTTTCAAGAGCAATGTAGTAATTGATTGGCGCCGTGTTGTTGGTCCAATGACTGATCAGCTTGCTGCTAATCTTAACTTCATAATCGCCTGGGATTACTTTAAGATTAGCAATAAGGAATTGAAGATCAAAGTTGTTTTTATTGTCGTTAGAGTCATCAAGAACAACCGTAAAGCTATTGGCCGTACTGTTCTTTGGATCAACTACGCTAAGTGTAATAACTCCGGCTTCTCCACCAATGCTTACAATGGTATGACCAAGGACGCCTGCAGCTTTACGAATTTGACTAAGCAGGTCGCTATCAATATTTACAATCACATCTGCTGAAGGCATAGTGATTTTACTTTTGGGCGTGGTCAAAATGCTTTGATCTGCAAAGCGATAACTTGCTTTGGTGCGGCCGCTCTTGAACACAACACTGTCTGCTGTGAAGTCAAGGTCAGGATCAGTCATCAATGAAAACATACTAATGAATTCATTAAGATCATAGATACCAAATGTGGTTTCAAACAGTTCAGTAATTTCAGCGCTTGCCATAATGTTTTTGGCTTCTGAAATGGTTGAGAGTGCTTCTCCGCTTTTGACAATCAGGTTACTGTTGATTGATGCGAAGTTTTTTAGAATCTCGAGGGTTTGTGTAGATAGTTTTGTCATATAGTTAATTATATACGGTTGTGCTTAAAATGTAAATCTTTTTATTGTTTTTCTTTGCTGATGAAGTCCAATTCATAGTAGAATAGCATGCAGCAAACCGCGTGTGCGGCATGATGCAATCCGCTTTCACGATCATATGTTTCATCTTTCTTTAGTGCCCACATGTGTCGCTGTGCAGCTGCAAAGTAACGATTCTTTGCATCATGCAGAAGCTTCCAGTTGTCTACCGAATACTTAGCTGCACCAAAAGTAAGAACCTTGACAGCTTCTTCCAATGCATGCGGTGGAATCAAACCATAATCAGGCTTATCGCCATCATATTTGACACCAACTGGGCCGGGATTTGTGAAAGAGTGTGATATCATAAAAGAAGTAAATGCAGGGGTATAGCGAAACACCATACCCCTGCATATTAGCAATTAGCCGTTCTTACGTGCGGTACCCAAGCGATAGCGCTTAACGAGTTCGCCAGTGCGAGTCTTACGTGGGTTGAGGTAAACTGGATAACCCAATTCGCGCAATTGATTGACAACGCGAGCAGGGTCAGCAATACCGGCAGCACGTGCGTCTGCAACGGTAAACTCATGACCTGCTTCAAGGACAGCATAGATAGCTTCCTTTTGGGTCATACGGGTTGCAATGCGGGCGAATTGTTGGATCTCTTTCTTAGTCATATTTTGTTTGTGTTTGTGTTTTGGTTTGGTCTAATGTTTACTTGGTTTAGCGTAAGACCATTGCTAAAATTTAGAAAGGAACTTCTTCTTCAACGACAGGAGCCGCTGTGATTGGATCAGCTGGAGCAGTGATTTGATTGCTGTCAATCTTAGTGTAAAGATCGAGGAACGCTTCACGTGTTTCGTTTTCAAAGCGAGCAATGCAAAGACTGATGGCCTCAAGGCGGTTGCGGAAGATGCTGTATGCCTTGACAATGTGGCACAGACGGCGAGTACTGATAAGTTCGTCAACGCCTTCGTCAGCGTAGGTTTTGCGGATAACCGCACTCCAGCTTACAAGCTTGTCAACAAATTCTTCGTCTGCAACGTCAAGCGCTTCCATGTGTTTGGCAACAATGTTGCGCTCAATCTTGAATGCAGGATAAGGCTGATCAATGGTTGCCACGAAGCGCTCAATGAACGCTTCATCAATCACATTAGCAGCGCTATAGCGGCCGTCTTCACTGCCGCGGCCTTTGGTATTGGCAGTGGCAATCACGTTGAAACCTGCGGCTGGGTGAATGATTTGGCCAATCTTTTTCACAAGAACAGGCTTGCCTTCAAGAACGCCTTGCAGGCACATAATCTTGTTGCTGCCGCGGTCAAGTTCGTCAATCATCAGAATGCAGCCTCGCTCCATTGCCTTGATAACTGGTCCTTTGTGGAAAACTGTTTCACCGTTAATCAAGCGGAAGCCGCCAATAAGATCGTCTTCGTCAGTCTCTGGGCTGATTTGCACGCGGATGTATTCCTTCTTAAGCTTGGCGCAGGCTTGTTCGACCATCATGGTTTTGCCGTTGCCGCTCATGCCACTGATGTATAGTGGGAAAAACATGCCGCTCTCAATCACCTTCTTGACAGTCTTATATTCACCCCATTGCACAAAGGTATGGTCGACCGAAGGAATGTAAATGTCGTCATTGCTGATGCTGGTCAGCTTGGGCTGAGGCTTAGGCGTGGTCAGATTGAACACTGGAGCAGCTGCAGCAGGAGCGGATGCCGCGGTGGGCTCACACATGGCATCGGTTGGTTTGGAGGCCAACACAGTAAGGTTATACAAGCCGCGCTTGACGGTACTCTTGTACTTATCGCACATCATATTGTCTTTGACTTGCTTGTAAGTCAGCCCCTGCTCGCGCCCAACTTTATACAGCTGGGCGCTGCTCACTTCCGTGATTGGGCTTGCGCCGAACAGCGCGTTGAGAGTGTTTTGGATCTTGCTTTGGGTATTCATAATGTAGTGGTTGTCAATTGGTACGAGATTATTATAAACTAAATTCTTGGACGTGTAAAGGATTAAATGCTATAGATTATGCAAGAATCTTGGCCATGATGGCTTTGACTTGAGCTTTGGTCAGGACAATCTCCCGGCCATCGGCGAGCTGACCGATTGGCGTATTGCCGTCATAAAAGAGGGCTTGGACTTGAGATGCGACGTGCTGTGCTTTAATGTTTTTCATGCTTTGTGGTGGTTTGCCTTACGAGATTATTATACACTAGTTTTTGTGACTTGTAAAGGAAAAAATGAAGAATTTTTCAGTTTTTTTCTTGCCATTGATTGCCAACAAGTTACAGGAATTAGGCAATAATTCCTGCAAACTTGTTGAGGAATACCCG